TTAGGCAGTTCTGTCGCCTGTGCTAAAACCACAACACCATCTTGCTTACCAAGTGTTGTGACTGCTTCTAAGTAACGAGGGAGCGTCAGAGTTTGCATGATCCCATAACCTGAACCATTACCTCCTATGTGAAATCCTAGGATAACTGGTTCTTTCTTTTTTGCAGTAATCATTCCCATACATGCACCGTCAATTGCTTGTAATGAAGTATAATCTCCACCTTTCATGGCTCTGTAACGATGTGCAACATTTTTCATAGTTGCACATATCGTCTCAACTGTTAGTTGACCATCCTTTCTACGAATGTAGAAGTTGGCAACATTACTACCAGTTGGATGAGTCAAAGGCAAAAATTTCCACGCACTTTTGACATTATCAAGATTTGGAACATAAACCAATCTCATATCCAAATCTTCAAATAAATAGGAATGACAGGCTCTTTCAGCACGAAATTTGAAATAGCCTCCTGCACCTTTGGATGTTTTTATAACCTCCGCATTTACCCAGGGGCTCGGTGTTTTAGTCATATCACCGCCTGTGTAAAATATGTGTTCCGGCATAAGCACAAAACCATTTTGGAAGCTCACCACATTACATCCAGTTCGAGAGCCATCCTCTCGTTCAAATGTGGCCCACCACAAATTCTTAGGAAGAGTTTCGGTCACTTGCTCGACAGAAAACATGTTTAACAGCACTTGTACTTTCATACTTAAATCCTGTTGAACCTAACCAATTTTCAAACCAACCCTTGGATCTATTAATAGCATCCGGGTTGTCTAAATCTTGGGTTTCTATTCGTCGAGTGTTCCACATATGTAAGAGCTTAACTCCAATGACAAGCGATGCTGACATCAAAGCATATTTTGGAACACAGCCATCTCGAACTTTCTTCACATAAGTCGGTAAGGCATCTCTGCGTTGAGCGTATTCTTGACGAATCTGTATTTTTCGCGCACAATATCCTGCGTATAATACACATCCACCACCTGTTGATATCATGGAAGTAATCAACCCTCCACGCCAACTACGCTTATAAGCCGAAATGCCAAACCCAATCACCGTACCAAATGCAAGCTTATGCAAATAGTCACGGTAATTGTACATTGCAGCTGATGATTGCCAATAATCTACCGCTCCTTGAAAGTACTTAGAAGAAAATAGAAAATCTGGCACCATCGCGACCATCCACGGTGTTGCAAATGAATTGAGATCATTTTGCAACTCGTTTGCCAGTTGCTGCGTTGCTAAACGTTTAATGGGAGAGTAGCCCAATAAATTGTTTAGCCAGCTAACTGGCGAGATCCAAGATTTCGCATACGAAACCAATGATTGTTTAGCGGCGTCAACTACGACGTCGCCAAGAGCCTCAAAGGCATGTGGTTTAATTTCCTCACATGTAACCTTCTCCGGTTCCTCATCACAATAACACAAAGGTTTAGGCAGCGAACACTTGGGGCAG